CGCGCCTGGGCGTGACCAAGTTCGACGAGGCGGCCATGATCCGCAAGAGCCTGCCCGTCGGCGAGTAATAAAAGCGTCAGCGCTGACGCTTTTGGGGTGTCAGCGCTGACCCCTATGGAGGGATCAAAATGGCCATTGAGAGATCTGACAGCCAGCAGACCACCTGCAACGCCACGGCGATCATCGACGACGAGAAGCGGCAGGTGGCCAGCGCCATCTGCGCCATCCGTCCCGGCCGGAGCCTGACCTTCTCCATCGACCTGAACCCTGACATCGAAGCGCTTCCGGATGATGATTTCAGAGGCATTGCGGGGATGTTCCAGGAGTATATGGATGGCGAGCTTGAAAAGGCCCGCGGTTTGGGCATACCGATTTAGGGGAGATCGAAATGATAGAACTGGATTATATCGGCCGTATAGCCGGGGCGGATCCGGAAGAGGACCGGGAGCTGCTGGAGGCTGTGCGGGACGCCGCGGTGGCGTGGTATGAAAACGCCGGCGTGCCTGCCAGCACCGAGGGGCCGCTGTATCGGTTCTGGGTAGCCAACCTGGCGGCCTGGATGTACGACAACCGCGGCAACGCTGAGGCGCAGGCGGCGGTGCCCTCGTACATCCTGTCCAGCGTCCATCAGCTGCGCCCCTACGATGAGGTGACGTAAATGGGCAGCATCAAGGCAGGCGATCTGCGGTGCACCGTGACGCTGCAGCGCCCCGTGCGGCTGATCAACGATCGGGGCCGACCCATCACGCGGTGGGAGGACGTGGCCACAGTGCGCGCAGGCCGGGCAGAGGTGTCCGGGCGCGAGTTCTGGGTGGCGCAGGCCTACCACGCGGAGGATGTGGTCACCTACACCCTGCGCTGGCGGGAGGATGTGCGCGCCGACTGGCGGCTCATCCATCGCGGTACCGCCTACAACATCCTGGAGGTCAACCACCTGGGCGATATGCGAGATTTTATGCGACTCAAGTGCCGGGTGGTGACCGGGGAGGCGAACCGATAATGGGCACGTTCAAGAGCACCGGCGTGGCAGCGGAGCTGGAGAAGTTCGACATGCTGCGCAAGGGCACTGACAAGGCGATCGAGGAAGCGGTCAAGGCCGGCGGCAAAGTGCTGGCCAAGCGGCTGCAGAGCGCCGCGCCTGAGAGGACCGGAGGGCTCAAGAAGAGCATCAAGGCCGGAAAGGTCGAATACAACGCCGCCGACGGTTTCCACTGTGATGTGGGACCGACGGGGAAGAACGAACACGGCGAGCCCTACGCCAAGATCGGCAACATCCTCGAATACGGCCGAAGTGCCCAGGCGAGGGACCCCGGTCGGGACATCAACGACATGCGGGCCAGGCCCTGGTTCAATCCCGCTGTGAGCCGTGCGGCGACGGACGTCGTCCAGACGATGCACCAGGCATTCAAGGAGGCGCAGGAGCATGACTGACTGGATGGCAGCGGACTCCATTGAGGCGTTCTTTCAGAACGCGCTCAAGGATATGCCGGTGCCCGTGAGCCAGCCGCCCGGCGACGCCACCGCCCGGACGTGGGTGACCTTCAACGAGGTCAGCGCCGACGGGCGCACGGCTTCCAACGAGGTACGGCGGCTTCGGCACCTGGTGCAGGTGCATGGCTGGAGCCACGAGGAGAACGGAGAGCACCGCACGGCCTTCTTCATGGCGCTCAACGCGCTGAAGGCCGCGGGGGTGCGGGTGTTCGGCTGGGGGCCGGACGATTACGAACAGGACACCGGGATCCACCACATCGCATGTACCTGCGAGTGGTGGCAGAAATAAGAGGAGGACGAGCAAATGCCTGATACCGAGAACAACACCGCCCTGCAGGACGCGAACGCCTACTCTGAGGGTTACTTTTATGGCATTCTGGACATTTATTATGCCCTGATGACCGGCGAGGACAGCCCCAGGACGATGCCCACCTACGGCGAGTATGAGGTGATGGGCAAGACCATCGAGGCCACCATCACGCCCAACTACAAGGAGGGCAAGGTGTACGCCAGTAACGTGGCCACCCGCAACGAGCGCCGTGTGGACAGCTACACCGTGAGCCTGAACCTGGACAAGATCCCCTACGCAGTGCGGGAGAAGCTGCTGGGCCGCTTCAAGGACGCGAACGGCGTCCAGATCATCAAGGGCAGCCAGGTCGCGCCCTATGTGGCCATCGCCTTCGCGCTGACCCTGGACGACGGCAGCCTGGAGCTGTGGACCCTGTACAAGGGCAAGTTCAGCGAGCCCGGCCAGACCGGCCACACCGACAGCGACAGCATGACCTACCAGCATCCGACCATCGAGGCCACGTTTGTGCGCCGCGAGTACGACAACGCCCTGGCGGCCGTTGCGGCCACCGCGGACAACTCCGTCAGCGACAGCGTGCACACCGGCTGGTTCGAGCAGGTCTACGAGCCTGTGGATGAGACCGAGACCGACAGCGGCAACGAAGGCGGCAACGAAGGCGGCAACGGCTGAGAGGGAAGACAATGAAGAACGAGGATCTGAAGGGCCGGGACATCTCCCGGCCCATGGACCACATCGAGCTGGATGGGGTGGAATATCCCATCGCCTTTGACATGGCCTCCATGCGCGTGGCGGAGGACGTCTACGAGCTGCAGTATGGCCGGAACCTGAACTTTGCCGACATCGTGCGGCATCTGATGGCGGGCAAAATCGGCGCCATCATGGCCATCCTCTACGGCGCGCTGCTCTCCGGAGCGAAGAGCAGCGGCGGCGAGCCCATGACCTGGGCGGCCTTCGCGGACAGCTTCCGCCTGACCTCAATCCCGTACATCCGGGATAAGCTGATGAAGAAAGTCACGGAGGCGCTGCCGAAGGCGGAGGGCGGCGAGGCAAACCCTCAGTAAGCCGGGAGGACGACCGCGGCTTCCCCTGGCTACAGCTCTACAGCGGCGCGCTGCGGTGCGGCCTGGACGCTGAGACCTTTTGGGCGTCCAGTCCCAGGGCGATCCACCTGCTGATCCGGCAGGCGCGGAAGCTCAGCCCTTCCCCCGGAAAGGCGGGGCGGCAGGGCACACGGCAGGAAAAACCCAAAAAAGTGCGGCTGAACCGGCTGCCGCATCCATGACAATACGACGAGGAGGGCTGTCACTTTCAGGGTGACAGCCCATTTTGCTTTGGAGGCGATGATGTGCTTTACAAGGAAACCGGCTTCACGCTGGGCGGTTTGCACAGCCGCGACGACATGGGCCTGATCTACGTGGAGAAGGAGGGGCACATCGTCATCCCGGAGATCAAACGCAACACCTACTCCATCGCCGGGGTGAGCGGCCAGGTGATCTTCCCCGGCGAGGCCTGGCAGCCCTTCAACCTGGAGGGGACGCTGTACCCGGCGCAGGAGCCGAAGACCCAGGCGGAGGCCCAGCGGCTGATCCGCCGCGTGACCGCCTGGCTGACGGCGGGGCGCAACCCGCTGATCTTCGACTATGAGCCGGAGGTCTTCTATTTGGTGGAGCTCTCCGCGGCCACGAAGTGGAGCCTGCGGAACTGGTTCGGGGGCGAGTTACAGGTCCGGTGGACGGCTCAGCCCTACGCCTACGCGGTGACGCCCGACACCGCTGAGGCCGAGACCACGGGCACCAGCTGCCAGCTGCAGCTGAGGGTGCGCACGCGCCATCCGGCGCCGCTGAACCTGACCATCGACAACATCGGCCAGGCGGCGATCACCCGCGTGGACGTGGGCAGCAGCGTGTCCCTGCGGGGCCTGGACATGTGGGCCGGGCAGGTGATGACCATCACCATGGAGCCGCCCATCGGGGTCGAGATCGAGGGCGACAGCGCCCTGTCCCATGCCGCTGCGTTCGACCCGATCCTGCTGGACGCCGGGGACCACACGGTGACGGTGAACCTCACCTATGACGGCAACGGCGCCACGCAGGCGCGGATCACGGCGAGCGTGCGCGGGAGGTGGTAAGGGATGGAGCATCTGAGCATCTATGACCAGGACATGCGGCTGCTGGCGGTGCCGACCAATGCCGACAAGATCAGCTACCAGCTCCAGCACAATGACCTGTGGACGGCGTCTTTTGCGCTGCCTGCCGCGGATCCGGACAACCAGGTCTGCACCGCCCACAACCTGGTGAAGCTGCCGGACGACGGCGGGCGCAGGCTGGGGCTGTACCGCATCATCGGTATCCCTGACAGCGACGAGACGGGCCTGCAGGGGCTGACTACCTACAACCTGGAGCACGTGATGGCCACGCTGCTGGACGACGTGCTCTTCGGCTATCACGAGGTGGGCGGTACCGGCGTGAGTACCCGGCAGGTGATGCAGTACATACTTGACCAGCAGACGGAGGAGCGCTGGCAGCTGGGCGTGTGCGAGTTCAACGACCAATTCCAGTACCATTTCGAAAAT